TCAAAACGCCTCGTCTTTCCAGCCGTGGCTCCTGTTTCGGGATGAGTCCAAGTTCCACGTCAATTCTGGCGACGAGTACGCCTATGAGTACGTGGAGCACGAGCGCAGCTACTACGTGGACACAAACATGCAAAAGGGCATGCTGGTGCTCCCGCCCAACCCACGAGACGGTTTCAAGCTGATTGTGAGTGACTATTTCGGCAGTTGGATTTATCATCCCTTGATCATTCACCGCAACGGAAAACCGATCATGGGCCTTGAAGAGCACATGACCTGTGATGCACCAAATATGATCTTTGCGTTGATCTACACAAACACCTCGGCTGGCTGGGTTGTCAGCCAAAATCTTTCCACATCTGAATTGGCCGACAAGGTCAAGAAAGGGCCTTTCCAATGAGCAATCTTTCTCAATTTGTACCTTTTGCTGGCGGTGGCGGCGGTAAGCTGCGCTACCAAGAATTTACAGGCTCTGGCACGTTCACGCCTTCGGCCACGCTGGTCTCTAATGGCGGTCAAGTGAATGTACTGATTGTCGGCGGTGGAGGCGGCGGGGGAAACAACCCCGCCGGGGTGGGCTACTTCTGCGGTGGAGGCGGGGCTGGCGGGCTGCGCGTTGGATTTTCTACTGCAACCACTGCGCAAACCGTCACTATTGGAGGCGGTGGTGGTGCTGGGTCTAACGGCGGCACGACATCTTTTGGTAGCTTCTCTGTTGTTGGCGGCGGGGCTGGAGGCGGCTCAACAACAAGCTATCGTGGAGCTGATGGGGCGTGCGGTGGTGGCGCAGCAACAACTCAGAATACTGGTGGCGGGGGTGGAGGAATGGGTGGTACAGCAGTATCATCCGGCGTTAGCGGTTATTTTGGCGGCGGACAAGGAACTGTTGGAAGTGCCGGGGCAGGATCAATCAACACAACGGATGCTCTAGCGCAGGGGCATGGTATTACGGGGGTTTACGGTTTTGCAGGCGGAGGGGGTGGCGGAGGGCAAAACAACCCCGGTGTGGGCAAGGGTTCCTCCGGTGGCGGAAATGGCGCAAACTACAGCACTCCTTCGGCAGCCACTGCTGGAACTGCCAACACAGGGGGCGGTGGTGGAGGTGCGTACATTGCTTCCGTAAACAATGGTGCCTCTGGAGGCTCTGGCTTTTGCCGTGTCTGGTGGTTTGAATAAGGAATAAACATGCAATACGCACTTATCAACAACAATCTGGTTGAGAACGTCGCCGATGGCGATCAGGCTTGGGCCGACTCCGTGGCTGCTGACTGGCAAGCTGTCGTCAACATCACCAGCCTCACACCGCAACCCGGCATTGGCTGGAGCTACAGCAACGGTCAGTTCACAGCCCCTGTGGTTCCGCCAGCACCAGTGCCAGACACATGGGTCATCACGCGCAACGCATTCCAAAACCGTTTCCCCATGACGGCCAACGGCGTGTCCACTAAGTATGACTTGATGACCCTGTTCTTAACCGACACGGCATACGCTGAGTCGTTGGGCGTGACTGGTTCGGCGATTTACGATCTGCGTTCACTCATCATCACGGGCAACAACCGTCTGGGCGTGGTGACCAACGTGAACCTGCAAGCGCAAGAGACGATCAACTACGTGAACATGACCACAAACGTCCTGTTCCCTGATGTGTTCCGTCTGACGGCAGCAGAAGCCAATACTTTGCTGACCACACCTGCGGCACCCAACGAAATCTAAGGAGCTGACATGCGCCTGCTTGCCATCCTCTGCGCACTGTCCCTGACGGGCTGTGCCCATGAATACGCAGCCTACGCCGAAGCCCACAAGGCCCAAGCAGCGGCTCAGACAGCCCGTTACCAAGCTCTGGCCGACATTGCCAAGCAAGGTGACACAACTGCCAAGGTCGCTGCGGTTATGTCCTTGCAGATGGGTGGTGGTCAGCAGAACGCGCAGATCAACGCCCCCAAGAACTGGGCCGACTACGCCTTGCAGTGGACTGGCCTGTTGCTGCCTACCGTCGGGCAGGTGTACACCATCAACAAGCAGACCAGCCTCGGCATGCGCCAGTCTGACAACGCCACGGCTGTGGCCGTCAGCACCAACAACGCTTTTGTCGGCATTGCAGGGAAGATTCAAGCGCCCGCAGCTAACGTCACGACGATTGGCGGCAACGGTGTGATCGGTTCCGGTTCATATTCGATTGGAGCGAACAGTGGGTCAAACTCTGGCAACAGTGGTCGCCTTGCTGGTGGCAGTATTACTGACAATACGGCTACTCCAACTGTGGTGACCAACACCAACACAACGACAACCACCACGGGGCCATGAAAGACTGGGCTGTAGCATTTATTGCCGCAGCCCTCATTCTCGGGCTGGCCCTGTGGTGCGCCCGCATTTTTATCTGGAGTTTTTATGGTTGACCTTACCAAAGCCATTGGAGCCGTTGCCGCCAGTGTCGCTGCGCTGGGGGGCAGCTATACGCTTGCTGACAAGTTTGGTGTGTTTGACAGGGCCATCATTGAATGGTCGCCGGAGAATTTCAAGATCGTGGCAGAAACTGGACAGCCCATCACTGTTACGGTGGCGCGGATCAAGAAGCGCGATGACTGCTCCGTTGAAAGTTTTACCCCAAGCATCCGTGATGCGGCAGGTATGGTGCATGAGGCGACCACCACCGCAAGCAAGTTCAGCGGCCCAGCAGGGCCAGAGATTGACACGTTTACATACCAACTTACGATGGTGCAAAAAGAAAAGATTGCCAGTGGCAAGGCAACTCTGCTGGCAACCATCAAATACAAATGTCCTGAAGGGGAGCGCGTTGTGCAGTATCCCCGCCACACCAACCTGAGTTTTGATCTAAAGGGGTAATCGATGGCACAGTTTGAACCTGCTTTTGAACTTATGATGGTTGACGAGGGCGGCTACGTCCTCCACGAAGTTCCCGGCGACACCGGGGGTATGACCTATGCGGGTATTGCCCGGAACAAGAACCCGCAGTGGCCCGGATGGGCGCTGGTGGACAAGAAAGAGTTTGGCGGCTCCTTGACCCCCATGGTGCGCGAGTTCTACCGTGTGGAGTTCTGGGACAAGATGCGTGGCAACGAGATCAACAACCAAGACGTAGCCAACACTATCTTCAACTTCGGTGTAAACGCAGGCATGAGCATGGCTGTAAAGCTGGCGCAGCTTGTGGTCGGGGCAACACCTGACGGCGGCATCGGTGCAAAGACGGTGGAGCGTTTAAACCAAATTCCCGATGGCCAGCGGTTTAAGGAGCAGTACGCTTTAGCCAAGATCGCCCGGTATGTAGAGATTTGCAACAAAAACCCGGCGCAGGTCAAGTTCTTAAGGGGCTGGCTGAATCGCACATTGAAGGGGCTGAAATGAACTTACTTGGCGTTGGATCAATCATTGAAGCGGTTGGCAAGGTAGCCGACGACCTGATCACCACTGATAAAGAGCGGATGGAGATGGAGGTTGAGCAGCGCAAGCTCGACCTTGAGGAAAAGCGCATCGACCAAGCCACCGACCTTGCCCAGATCGAGGTCAACAAGGTGGAGGCCGCAAGCTCCAGCATCTTTGTGTCTGGCTGGCGTCCTGCCATTGGCTGGATTGGCGTTGCGGCCATGGGCTATCAGTTTCTGGCCTACCCGCTGTTTCAGTGGGGTTGGAAGTGGGCGCAGGCTACAAGTTGGATTCCTGCGGGTTTGGAGCCCCCTCCGGTACTGGACGCAGACCAGCTCTGGGTGATACTATCAGGCATATTGGGCATCGCTGGGATGAGGTCTTTTGAGAAAACCAAAGGCGTTGCCAGCAAATAAAGGTTGCCCATGCCACTTTCCAAGTTACTTTTTAAGCCGGGGGTCAACCGGGAAAACACCCGTTACACCACCGAAGGCGGTTGGTACGACTGCGACAAAGTCCGGTTCCGTCAAGGCAATCCTGAGAAGATTGGCGGCTGGACACGCTTCAGCGCGTTTACGTATCTTGGCGTCTGCCGGTCACTGTGGAACTGGATCACCCTTGGCGGGGCCAACCTGCTGGGTGTGGGTACGAACCTGAAGTTCTACATCAATCTGGGCGGGCAGTACTATGACATCACGCCAATCCGCGCATCCAGCACCATCAACAACAACCCGTTTGTAGCCACGCTTAGCTCCAGCGTCATCACGGTAACCGACACGGCTCATGGCTGCTTGACCGGGGACTTTGTGACTTTCAGTGGGGCTGTTGGCCTTGGTGGCAACATCACAGCAACAGTTTTAAATGCCGAGTATCAAGTCACTGTTATTAATGCAAACTCGTACACCATCACTGTTTCTGCTGTGGCCAACGCTACGGACGTATCAGGCTCTCCCGGCGGCGGGGCTTCGGTTGTCGCAGCTTATCAACTCAATACTGGCCCTGAAGTACAAATACCGCTGGTTGGGTGGGGTGCAGGTGGTTGGGGCGCTGGTGTGTGGGGCACAGGAGCATCGGACCCAATCGCTCTCCAGTTGTGGAACCAGTTTAATTTTGGCGAAGACTTAATTTTTGGGCCACGCGGTGGGGGTGTTTATTATTGGGACGCATCCGCTGGTACTGGAACCCGGGGGGTCAACCTGACCGTATCAGGTGACGCAGACACGCCGCTGTTTCAGAACAAGATCGTCGTTTCAGATGCGTCGCGCTTCACGCTGGTCTTCGGCACCAACGATTACGGCGTGGCAACAATCGACCCCATGCTGATCCGCTGGTCAGATCAGGAAAACCCTTTTGTCTGGACTCCGGCCATCACCAACCAAGCAGGCAGCATCCGGTTGTCGCACGGCTCTGAGATCGTCACGGCCATTCAGACTCGACAGGAAATTGTCACGTTCACCGATCAGGCGCTGTACTCGCTGCAATACCTTGGGCCACCATACGTCTGGGGCACGCAGTTGCTTGGAGACAACATCTCGATCGCAAGCCCCAACGCTGTAGCACTTGCTTCTGGCGTGGTTTACTGGATGGGCGTGGACAAGTTCTACGTGTATGACGGGCGTGTGCAGACGCTCAATTGCGACCTGCGACGCTACGTGTTTGGTGACTTCAACCAAGACCAAGCCGCGCAAGTGTTTGCGGGGACCAACGAGGGTTTCAACGAGGTCTGGTGGTTCTACTGTTCGTCGGATTCTACCGTGGTGGACAAGTACGTCATCTTTAACTACCTTGAAAAAATCTGGTATTACGGCACCATGGAACGCTCGGCATGGCTGGACACCGGTTTGCAGGCTTTTCCGATTGCCGCGACCTACATCAACAACATCGTCAACCACGAGGACGGCGTGGACGACAACTCCACGGCTGTCGCAGCGCCGATTGTGGCAAACATCTCGTCTTCAGAATTTGACATTGGGGATGGCCACAACTTCGGTTTTGTCTGGCGGGTGCTCCCGGACTTGACGTTTGGCGGGTCTGCGTCCTCTCCCACGCCGCAGGTCACAATGACGCTGCAAGGGCTCACAAACTCGGGCTCCGGGGTCACAGCTTCTGCAAATCAGAACGTAATCAAGGGCAGCAACTACGTGATTACCGAAGAATTTACTGGGCAGATTTACACCCGGGTGCGTGGGCGACAGATGATCTTCAAGATCGACTCCACCCAAGTGGGCACAACGTGGCAGCTTGGAGCACCCCGGTTTGACATCCGACCTGATGGGCGTAGGTGACCTAAAGTACTAATATGGCTGAACTAAACGCAACCCCACCTAACTTGCCGCTGGCCCCTAACGAGTACGACCGCCGGTATCAAGACCAACTGAACAACGTCATACGCTTGTTTTTTAACCAACTGTCTAACCCCGGTGACATGGGCGGGGCTACGCTCAACCTAGACCTCGGTACGCTGCCGACTGAAGCCGATCTACCTAATTTAAGGCTTGGTGACGTTTACAGGGACACACAGGACGGCGTGCAGGTAAACAGCCAAATGCTTCGCATAAAGACATCAACATGATACCATCCAGCAACCCTATTTTTAAGAGGCAACTATGAGCCTACACGCCCTTGCCAACGACATGGCTTCAAAAGGCCGATATGGCGACTCGATGCTGGTGCACATGGCACCCAACGAAGTTGCTGGCCTGCACGCTCTTGCCCTTCGCCACGGTGAAAAGCTGACCATCAACCCTGATACGGGCTTGCCTGAAGCGTTCAAGCTGAAGTCGCTGCTCCCGTTGGTCTTGGGCGCTGCGCTTGGCCCTGCAGGGCTTGGCTTGTCGGCCATGATGTCGGCGGGCGTTGTTGCCGCAGGCTATGGCTTGGCCAAAGGCAGCTTGAAAGAAGGTTTGCTGGCAGGTCTTGGCGCGTACGGCGGTGCGGGTTTGGCAGCAAGTCTTGGCTCTGCGGGCGTAAGCGAGGCTGCTGCGCAGGAAGCATTTAAGCAATCTGGAACCGCCGTTGCGGACGAAGCCGCCGCCGTCGCCGCGCAAAACGCGGCCAATCAATCGGGAACAGCCGTTGCCAATGATGCCGCCGCTGTGGCTGCGGACAATGCAGCGAGGAGTGCAGCGGGGAGTGCTTACCCCGTTGCAGAAGTTGTAATTGACCCTGTAGCAACGACAACACAAATGCCCGTTCAGGGCGCTGCGATCAATCCGGGAGACCTTAGCACTGCGGCCTACGCCCCACCCACAGGGCTGGATGCGCTGAGCAAAGGTGCACAGAGCATCTACGACAAGGGCCAAGTGGGTGATTTCTTCACGAACAAAGCCAACAGGGGCTTCACGATGGCTGCAGCGTCATCTGCGCTGATGGCTCCCGAAGACGAAGAAGGTATGCCAGAGACCAAGCGGGACCCCGGCTATATCCGCCCGGCCCGTTACGACTGGCGCACCGGTAAGTACCAGTACTTCGACCCTGTCAAGGCTTCGGAGTGGGGCACTCGCAACCTGTCCGAATACACCAACCCCAACGACCCCAACGCACGCACGCCTCTTGGAGCTAAGGCTGGTGGCCTGATGGCCCTTGCCAACGGCGGAGCTGTTGCGTTTGCGGATGGCGGAGAAACTGACCCTAATTACGCTGAAAAACGCTTAGCCAGTATCAACGCTTTCTTGCAGACCAACCCCAGCGCAGAAGCTCTTGCCGCTGCACAGGATTACTACAAGGTAGGCGGAGACGAGCTTGAACGTGCCCGTGCGTATGGCAACGTGGGTTCTGCTCCGGGCTCCGATATAGCCAATGCACCTACTGGCCCTGTTGTCGGTGGCGGCGGTTATGACCCCCGCCCAACTGTCAGCGCGGGCACCGTGGAGCAAGGGTACTCGCAAGCCTACAGCCCTGAGCAGGTGCAGGCCATCCGCGCCGGGTTTCTGGACAATCGCGACGACCCCCAGAGAATGATGGAGCTGATGAACCAGTACGGCGTCAACGTCAAAGATATTGCCACGGCCATGGGTGGCTCGGAGAAGGGCTACCAAAACATCTTCTTGCAAGGCGGTGCGGACCCGTCGTTTGGCGGCATGGGCGACTACAAAGCAACAACCAACGACAAGGCGTACCTCGACAACATGTTGAAGCAGCCCAACCCGTTGGGTCAGGGCACGTTGGCAGACGTGTACAAGAAGCAAGGCATCGACCCCTACACTGACCCTCGCGTGCTGACGCAAGCCCGTGAAGAAAATGAACGTCTGGCCCGCCGTAACCTGATGCGCACCAACGCAGGCGCAGACCCCGTTCCGGGCCCCGTTCCGGGCCCCGGCGGTGGCGGTGGCGGTGGCGGTGGCGGTGGAACAACACCCGGACCCGGACCCGGACCCGGACCAACAATCCCTCCCGTGTACACGCCGCCAACAGGCCCATACAACCC